ATTTTTTTTTGAATGGGGAGAGTAGTGTATGGAAGCTACTCTCCTATCTCCAGAAGAACGTATTTTCAGAATGACCGTTGAACTTCATTCTTTATGTATTTATTATAGCAAAAATTTTTTTTAAACGCAAATTTTTATTTGGTGACGTGGAGTTGCGGTCTTTTATACCAACCAAGCCCCTTATCAAAAGCAGGCAATCTGTAGTTGAAGGGTGGACGATACTTACGGAGCCATTCTTCTTCCTTCTCATCAAGCTCTAAGGCGCTACACACCTCCAAAACCGCGAATGCCAACTCAATTCCACTTGCTCTTGTTTCTCTTATGCGGTTATAGAGAATGAAGTTATATTCACGAGCATCAGGGCAAAGCGCGTTTGTCTTGTGGGAACACCATCTTTTAACAAAGTCTGTGGCCTGCCCTATGTAGAGATAGTCGCCTGTGTCTTTGCGATAGATTGCGTAGATGCCCATCTTACCTTCTAGTTTTCTCTTGCTTTCTTCTGGAAATTCTTCTAATAATTTATTGTAGAATTGTTCTTCTACAGGGTTAATCTTACCTATTTTCATTTTAATTACCTCCAATTAATTAGGATTTACTGAAACCTTTCATTAGTATATGAAAATTGTTTTAATTGGATGATACAAACTTGTCACTTTGACTTAAAAAAATTTTTCTGGTATAATATTATTAAATGTTGGGACAAGTTTGTATCATTCTTCTATAAGAATTTTCATATATAGTATGAGATTAAGAAAGACTTATAGGAGGTCGAACGATTATGTTAAGTATAAGTGGAAACGTAGTAAACAACCAGAAAGAATGGGTTGAACTATAATTAAAAAGGAGGGATTGGTATGCCTAGTTGTGCGACTAATCCAGATAAGATTAGACCTAACACAATGAAAAAGTTCTATGCCGTTGTGGATAGATGGTTGGAAAATAATTATGACCCAATAGAGGCGTATCAGTCTGTCTATCCTAACGCAAGTAGAAGAACTGCTTCTGTGGAGTTTGCGCAAATAAAGAAAATTCCAGAGATTGCAGAATATATCAAGAGAAGAGAGAAAGAAGCCTATGATTCAGCAAACATTACTTTAGACCGTTTGTACCAAGAGATGGCTTCTATTGCTTTCTCCAAAGACCCAGAGTATCCTCAATCAGCTAAGATTAGAATGTTAGAAGTCTTAACTAAGAATCTAAAAGAGGATGAAGGTAAAACCGCAAACACAATGAAGATAGTAATAGGGGTGGATGACGATGGAGATTCGCCTGAAGAAGAAGATATTTAACCCTGTTTACTTTCCTCATTTGATGGATTACAGCAAGAGGTATGAAGTCTACTATGGTGGTGCTGGTTCAGGCAAATCAGTATTTATTGCGCAAAAGCTAGTCTATAGGGCGCTACGGTCTAAGAGGAAGATATTGGTTTTAAGAAAAGTTAATTCAACAACTAAGAACTCAACCTTTGCGCTATTGATTAAAACCTTATCAGATTGGAAACTGATTAACTATTGTAAAGTAAATAAATCTGACTACACCTTGATCTTACCTAATGGTAGCTAGTTTCTCTGTATGGGACTAGATGACCCCGAAAAGCTCAAATCCATAACCGGAATAACAGATGCTTGGATGGAAGAAGCTACCGAGTTTACACAAGATGACTTCAACCAAGTAGATTTGCGTATTCGTGAGCAAGTGGACAACTCACAGATTATCTTATCATTTAACCCAGTATCAAAAGCAAATTGGTGTTATCTCAACTTCTTTAAACCAAATGAAGAACTGGAAGAATTTAGAAGTCAATGTACGATTGTCCAAACTACTTACAAAGACAATAAGTTTCTTCCAAATAATTATATTAAGACCCTGCAAATGATGATGGCTACTAACCCCGTATATTATAAGATATATGCGCTAGGAGAGTTTGGTAGCTTAGATAAGCTAGTTTATAATAATTGGCAGTCTTATGATTTCGACCACACTAAGCTCAAAGGTAAGCTATGTATTGGCTTGGACTTTGGCTACGTTAATGACCCGACCGCAATCATTGCTTCTATTGTTAATCAAGAGGAAAAGAGAATATACATATTCCAAGAGATGGTTGAGGAAGGTTTACTTAATGATGAGATTGGACGAAAGATTATAGACTTAGGATTCAAAAAATCAGATATAATTGCCGATAGTGCTGAACAGAAATCAATAGAAGAGATTAAGAGGATGGGGATTCCTAGAATTGCGGCCGCGGTTAAAGGGCCTGATTCTATTATTCATGGAATCAATCTTGTAAGTGAATATGAGATAGTTGTTCATCCTTCTTGTGTTAGAACTATTGAAGAACTACAGAACTATAGTTGGCAGAAAGACAAAGCTACAAATGAATATATAAATAAACCAGTCGATAAGTTCAATCATTGCTTAGATGCTTTGAGATATAGTTTACAGTGTTTGGACACAAGACCAAGACTACAAACTATGAGCAAAGATGCTTTATTCTAAGGAGGAGATAGAATGTTTAGATTAGAAAGTGCAGATAAACTAACTCAAGAAATGGTAAGAGAGTTAGTTGTAAAGTTTCGTGGAGAGGACTTGCCTCGTTTAAAGAAACTTAAAGATTATTATTTGAATAAGACAGCTATCTTACGTAGACCTTGTGTTGACCCTTCAAAGCCAAATAATAAGGTTGTTCACCCATTTGCGCAATACATTACTGATACGCTTGTTGGTTATTTTGTTGGTGAGCCTGTCGTTTATTCTTCAAATGAGAACATCAATGATTTGAAGATGGTCTTTGAATATAATGATGAGCAAGATGAGAATACATCAATAGCAAAGGATTGTTCAATCTATGGACGTGCTTGGGAACAAATCTATGTAGATAAAGATGGTAATGTGCGGTTTGTGGCTTTAGACCCTCGTGAAGTCATTCCTGTTTACAGCACAAGTCTTGAGAATGAGTTAGTTGCGGTCGTCCGTTTCTACATGAATAGAGACTTGGTATTTGGCGTAGATGAAATGATTGTTGAGGTCTACACAGATAAAGAGATTATTCGTTACAAGACAGGTGACGCTGTGGCGGATTTACACCTCATCGACCGCAAACAACACGGCTTCAATTCTGTTCCTATTGTTGAGTACAGAAACAATGATGATTGTTATGGCGATTTTGAGGGAGTTATTTCTCTGATTGACGCTTATGATGTTCTTGTTTCTGACGATTTGAATGACTTTGAATATTTTGTTGATGCTTACTTAGCTTTGTATGGTTACACTGCCGAGCCAGAAGATATTGCTAAGATGAAGCAACAGAGAGTTCTTCTAATGGACAACGATTCTAAAGCTGAATGGTTAGTCAAGAAGGGCGATAGTCAGGGCGTTGAGACAACAAAAGAAAGAATTGAGAGAGACATTCATAAGTTTAGTAAGACACCTAATAGTAATGACAAGAACTTTGGTGGTAATACTTCTGGTGTTGCCATGAAATATAAATTGCTTGGAACTGAGAATATTGCTTCTATTAAGGAGCGCAAGTTTAAGAAAGGTCTACAGAGACGTCTTGAACTGATTAGTAATATTCTTAAAACGTTAAGTAGACCTTCCTTCGATTGGTTAGGAATTGACATTACATTTACTAGAAATATTCCTATCAATGAAGATGATGTTTCTGCTATGGTCAAGAATCTGAATGGAATTGTAAGTAAACAAACTCTTGTAGCTCAACTTCCATTTATTGATGACCCTGAACAAGAGATGAAGCAATTAAATGATGAAATTAAACAGTCAATCTTCTATGCTAATCCTCAATTAGAATTAAATCAAGAGGAAGAAGTAGTTGAATGAGTGTAAGTGGCGTTCAGGGGTTAGCGTTTGCGGTTTCGGCAGGTCTAGAGCCACTAGTAATCTCACTTTATGATTCTTTAATGAAGAAGATTGAGGCGATGGTACTTGCTGGCTCGGAGCCTGCAATCGTGGCGGCCGCAATCAATTTAGAATTAAAGAAGATAGAAGATTACTGTACTAAGAACTTGGCTAATCTTATGCCTGTTGTTTATAATACAGCCTTTCATTGGACTATTGTTGAGGAACAATTAAAGGCAGGAATTGTTATAAAGAATCAAGTCTATTCGCCTAATTGGTGTCAAGACGGAAAGACTTTTTATGATAGAATCTTAGCTAACAACAATCAGACCTTAGCTTCAATCTCAGGGCTATTGATGAGTGGACAAGAAGATAAAACTGTCTTACTTGGACTAATCACAGATGAACTAGAAAAAGCTAAGAATAGTTGGTTGCGATTGCTGAGAACAGAAACTGAAGCAGCTTATAGTCAAGGAGTAAGAGATGCTCTTCTTGCTCTTGGTTATTTGTATGCGGTTATTGACAATCCAGACCCATGTGACCGGATTTGTGTAGACGAGGTTGGAGAGAGAAGGGTAACTCTTGCAGAAGCGAGGGTAGGGTTAGATTTGCCACCATTTCATCCAAACTGTAAATGCACATTTCAAGGTATATGGTATCAACCTTGACATTTCAATACTTTTATCCAAACGTATTCCGGTATAATATTAATAATATAAAGGAATACGTTTGGATAATTTATTAAGATTGGGACAAATTTGTATCATCACAATCAATAAATTTTTATATATAATATGCGAGGGACAAGAAAAGCAACAGAAATGGGGCTTCAATGTAACTCATAAGGAGGATTTAATATGGACGAGAATAAAAACGTTCAAGAGCAAGAAACTGAGACTACTCAGGAACAAATCATTACTATGACAGAGAAGGAATTACAATCTGCCATTGATAAGAGAGTAAGCCAGGCGCTTGCAACACAGAAACAAAAACTTGAAGAAGCCAATAAGCTTGCTAATATGTCTGCCGAAGAGCGTAGAGAAGCTGAGTATCAAGAGAAGATTAAGGCTCTTGAGGAAAGAGAAGCTAAGTTAGCAAGAGCAGAGTTAATGACAGAGCTTACAAAGCAACTGTCAGAGAAGAATTTACCTATCGAAAGCGCGGACTTCCTTCTTGGTAAGGATGCAGACGCCACTAGTCAGAACCTCAAGGCTTTCGAGAAAATGTTTAATAAAGCTGTAAGTGCGCAAGTGGCTCAACAGCTTGGTGGAAACGCTCCACAAGCCTCCACAAACGAGACTGGCGCAATTACTAAAGAACAGTTTAGTAAAATGACGTTGGCTCAGCAATCACAACTTTATAGAGACAATCCTGAACTCTATAATAGTCTTGTGAAGTAAGTTATAACCTGGGGAACTTTGCTCTTTGAGCCAAGAGTCGGAGATTTAAAAAATAATTTTAAAACATATTAGGATGGCTCCGACCGCATCCATGATTCATACCCAGTTTATATATATTGAACATAGAGTGAAGAGACTAACCTTCAATGGGGTTTTCGGTCTTTCCCATTCTCTTTGCTCTTGTTCTTCCTTTTGATTTATTCTCTAATTTATAATATATAAGGAGGTCATTTACAATGGCTACTACTAATAATAATGTTTGCTATGATAACGTTGTATTGGCCAACAAGATTGAGGACATCCTCACTACTCAGGTCAACCTTTCCAATTATATGACTATTGATACTAGTATGACTGAACAGGCTGGTATGAAGAAGAAGATTAATGTTTATACTGCCGATGGTAACGTTGAAGATTTGGAGATGGGCGAGGGTAACACTAAGGACATCTCTGTCAGCTTCAAGACCAAGGAATATGAGGTTGGTACTACTCAGGGTCGTTTCCAGTATTTTGACGAGCAGGCTATGACTGACCCAATGGTTGTTGAGACTGGTCTTACTGGTCTTGCTAAGACTATGGTTAATGATTTCACTGCTAAGGCTATTGCTGAGATGGCTAAAGCTACCAAGAGTATTTCTGCTCCTTGCATTCCTGACACTATTGCCGATGCTCTTAGCATGGTCGCTGCCGAGGACGAGTTACGTTATACTCTTTTAATTAATCCTACTGACAAGGCTGAGCTCCGTATTGCTATGGGCGCTGAACTCAAGTATGTTGAGGATTATATCCGTAGTGGTTACATTGGCACTGTTTATGGTGTTCCTGTAGTTGCTACTAATGCGGTTCCTGCTGGTACTGCTTATCTTGTGAATAAAGAGGCTATTACTCTGTTCATTAAGAAAGATACCGAGGTTGAACAAGAGAGAGATGCTAATATTCGTAATAACCTTGTTTATATCCGTAAGGTTGCTCTCGTTGCTCTGACTGACGAGAAGAAACTTGTTAAGATTACTTGGGAGAATCCTGGTACTGGCAAGGTTGATACAACTGGTTACACTCTTTTAACCTCTCAGCCTGCTGACTGGACTACCAATTTCGCTAATTACTACAAGTTAGTAAATGGTGTTATGACTGCTCTGACTGCTACTGAAACCTTTGCTACTAATAAATTCTATAGCAAAGATGCCTAATTTCTCCGGGGTTCTGGGGTCTCTGATAATTGGAACCCCGGAACCCCATTTTCTTTTTATCTAAACAAAAGGAGGAATTAGATAATGACTATAATTGAAAAAATCAAGGCTATTCTGGGGCCGACCGCCAGCCGCAATCTTCAAACACTTTCTGCTCTTGTTGAAATGTGCAAAGAAGAAGCTACAGCTTATTGTAATTTAGATGAATATACAGAGAAGCTCGATAACGCGGTTGTCCAGATGGTTTTAGAAAGATATAATAGAATAAATAATGAGGGCGTAGATTCCACAAATGCCTCTGGAATACATGAGACTTTCCATGATGGTTATACTGCTTCTACGACTAAGATGTTACAGAAGCATCGTAGAATGAAAGTCTTTGGAGATACTACTAACTCTATTGGCTCTTGTTGGGGAGGTTGAGTATAATGAAACAAGCACTTATTACTAAGATTGAAACTACTTATACTCCAGACGGACAAGGCGGATATATAGAAGAAACAATAGAGAAAGGTAGTTATGACGTTAAATTAAGTGTTAGTAAAGACGTTAATGAGGCTACTGCTTATGGAGTTAAGTGTGAGCAAATCCTTAAAGTAATTGCGGATGAGCCTTTAAAGGATGATGAAGCTAGCTTATGGTTAATTATTGGCCCAGAAGGTGCTCAAGGAGAACCTGGTGAGACTGGGCCACAGGGTCCGCAAGGCGCAAACGGCACTAACTATACTATTACCAGTGCAGACTATGATGCTATTGCTAATGTAGTTTATGGTAAGATGACTAATGCAGAGTAGGTGAGATACTAATGAGTAAGGTTTACTTGGAAGATTCTACATTGACTGCTATTGGTAATGCCATTAGAGGGAAGACTGGGGAGAGCGGTCTCCTTCTTCCTTCTGAAATGGCTGATGCTATTGCTTCTATTGGGAGTGGCGGTTCTGGTGGAGATTTTGATTTAAGCAATATTAAATATTATGTTTATAATAGTTCTAAAGTAGAAAGCTCATATATAATGCCTAATGATTTTTCAGAAAATTCTACAATTCTCTTATGGGCTTCTTCTGAATGGGATGGTACTACTAATAAAGATGTGCTTGGTGGCTTATGTATGGCTTCTATGTTCTTTGAAGTTTATCCAACCGTTCAATAGAGGGGCGGATTTTATACTAAAGAATATCGTTCTCCAATTAAAGTTAGTACTCTTCTTACCGCTGTAGGATATGGTATTACTGATGCCACAGCCGCAGGTATGTTAAATCCTACATTCTTTATACGAAACGGAATTGATTATGATTCTACAAATAATAAAGTTATTAAAGTACAAGCCGGTACAAGGGTTGAATATACTGGAGCTGGCGGTTTTAGAATGTTATATATTCCGTAAGAAGGAGGATTTGTATGTATTATTATAAAAGCATTGATGAAACTGGATTATATGCTTCAAGCTCTCCTATTATCGCGGATGGGATTATCGAAATTACAGAAAGCGAATATATAAAGGCAACTACGCCAACAGAACAAGAAATAAGAGAGGAAAAGGAACGTCAACTCAGGAAGTTGATGTTAGAGCTTTATCCTCCAGAGGAGGTATAACATGAACGAGAATGTTAAGAATATTGAACAAGAGCAAGAAGTTCAGAAGAAAATCTATTACCTCTACAACGGCAAGAAATATGAGTTGAGGGCGCAGGTTCCATACAGAAATCAGTATTTACTTACTTTGATTGAGGTGGAGTAATATGGCTCTTCCACAGGTAATTATAAGACCTGATGGCTCTTTGTATTGTGATGTGAGTATAGAGAGTTTAGGATTCATGTCCTTTACTCCTCTATGCTCTCTTCCAATACAATATGATAGTAGCAAATTTAAAGAAATGGGCGATATTTTTGTAGGATACGCACGCTCCACTTGCCCAGTAGATACAGGTTATCTACGTGACCACAATGATTACGCTTCTGACGCTGGTGGTATTGAAATGTGGAGCGAGGCTTTCTACTCTGTATATCAAGAGTATGGAACTAGTAGGTGCCGAGCGCAACCCTGGTTTGAATCTTCCATTCTTTCTGCTCTTGCTGATTCAGGTATAGAAGATAATTTTACACAAACGCAAACCAGATGGAACTATGTAGATGGAGAACTCGCGGCTGTCCAAGCGGCTAGCCCCACTTCTATTGGAGAAGTGTATGCACTGATTAATAGAATTAATAATTTGCAGAATGAGTTAAGCGCACTTGGAATTTATGTAGAAGGATTACAAGAAAGTCTTGAACAATTAGAATAGCGGATTCAAGAAATGATTATGCAAATGCAAATTCAGATGGCTTTGAGTCAAGGCAAAATGAATATGGGCTTCTTTGAGCAAATGATTATATCTCTGATTGCTGGCTTTATTGGCGGTTTGATTAGATTTATAATTGAGAGGCTTCTTGATAATAAGGAAGCGCAAGACGCAAATCCACACAACCCAAGCCATTAAGGAGGATTAGATATGTTTGATGTAAAGCAAGCTGTTTGTGACGCCATAAAGGAAACTAATCTTCCTTTAGAAGATACACCAGTTATGGAAAGAAAAAAGTTTCCTTATGGTATCTTTAGCACAATTAACGTAACTAGAGTTAGATATAAGAACTTTTATAAAGTACGTTACTTATATCGTTTTGATATTTTCTCTACTTATAAGGGAGAAAAAGAAGTATTAGATATTTGTGATGATATTGAACAGAGAGTATTCAATCGTGTAATGTCTGATACAAGATGCACGTTTGTAGATATAAACCATAATATTATGGATGATAAAGAACAAGGGCCAGTAACTAAACATGGTATTATTAGTATTCTGGTAGAAACATTGGAGGTGCCTGAACAATGAAAGGCTTTGACGTTCTCATTAAAGTAGATAACAAGATTGTAGGCGCCCAAGTAAATGCCGATTTGCACCGGGCCGCAACCACTTCTGACATTTCTAATCTGATTGCTCTTGATTGGGCAGATAGTTTAGTTCACTTGAAGAATTGGTCAGTCCAGTGTTCAGGCGCTTATGTAGTAGATGATGAAGGACTTGAGGCTTTAGAAGATGCGTTTGCCAAGGGCGCAGAAGTAGAGCTTCAGATTGAATCTCCTTCTTTGAAATATAATGGAAAAGCCGTCATAACTAACTTTCCTATTGGTGCTATGTTCAATAAGGAAATGACCTATCAGCTTACTTTTGCTGGTAAAGGAGAGTTAAAGAGAGTGATTGAACGTGACCCTGGTTTGATTGGCTATTGTCTTGACGTATGATAACAAGAGAAGAAAAGATTGCGGTCTGTGGGTTGGTTCCTTATATGAATCAACTCACAGATGAGCAAATAGACTTGGCATATGAAGGCTATCAACGTAGAATGATGGACTTAGGAAATTTGATTACAGTAGCAGTTCGTAAGGCTTTTGACGGAGAGAGTGAACCTTTCATCTACGAGAAACCAATAAGTAGAAAAGAAACCTTTGAACGCTTTAATATAAAGGAGGATTAACCATGATGGATTTTAGTACGATGTTACAAGACATGGTTCGTTCAACTCCTACACCTTCACTTCATGCAGAAGACCGTCAGGAGACTCCTAAGAATAAAAACAAGAGAGAAGATAACCTAATGAATGAGATTGGGTTAGCTGTAAAAAGGAGATGAATGTAATGCTTGTAAATAATGTAGATATTACTGCTTATAAAGCAGAACTCTTAGATAGAGCTATCTCAACTACAGTCGTTCATTCTATCACTGATTGGATGGATGAAGCAACAGAAGGTAGTTTGTTACGTCAGTCTTACGATTGGCGCAATATTAAACTTACTTTTCTTATTAGAGAAGTAGATGAAGATAAGGCTTACAAACGTATTAGCGCACTTACTGATGCGTTAAAGAAATGTACATTGCGGTTTGACGATATTGAACTCGACTTTCCTTGCGTACTAGATGGTTCTACTGTGCCTGATAGGTTGCAGAATGGCGTGTTCAAGTTAGTCGTAAACCTAAAGAATGACTGGGCTTTAGGTGAGGTTAAGAGCTTCGAGTACAACGTGGCGGCCGCAAACGCTAAGCAAATTCATGTGACCTTTATTAGAAACTGGACACCAGTAATGGAGAGTTACGCGGTTTGCTTTGATGAGAATGAGAAGAACGAACAGCTTGGAACAGAGGACTTCTACATTGATTTGTCTCTTGTTGAGGAGCTGGCTAGTGCTAATACTTCTTGGGTTGAGTTCTTTCTTGCTCTTGGTGTTCCAGTTAATAAATACAAGAGGGTATTTGACTTAAACGGATTCTTAGATATTACTGATGAGTATAGCCCAGCAAAAGCCAAAGAAATCTTAAATGAAAGAGATAGTTTTATTGTGTACTATAACCACTTTCATCTTGACGGTTATGAGGACCTGCCTGGACCTAAGAACTATCCTTCTCTTGCTTGGCACGCCCCTAAGACTAATAACTATTATTTCGATACAGGAATAGGTAAAGGTTGGGACATTCAAGACATTACTGTTACAGCAATAGGAAGATGGTTTGACATTACAGGTGGAGGTTGTATGTTCGGTACTAAGAACCAATCCTTCTCTCTAAGTAAGTCAGCAGAAAACGCTTACTATGCTGTAGGAAAAGATAACCCTTACTTCCAAGCGGTCTTTAATGTAGAGAGCGCAGGTCAAGGTGGTTCCGGCGTTATCATCGGTACTCTTGAAGATATTACAGATGTTCCTTTAAGAGAATACGCAATCAAGAGCAGTAATGAAGGAGCAAGCCCAGTTAAAGGATTTGCCGATTTGGTGTTCAATGGCATCACATTAACTCGTGTTGAGAGTGGTAGTGTCGTGCTTACTAATAACTTATGTATTGGTATGGGGTATCTACAGAATGAGGAAAAGAATGGCGTAGTAACCTGTGCTGAAATAGCGCGCGTGCGTATTTATCATAATGGAGAATTAGTTGCTGACTTCATTCCTATTGCTGGTAACTTAAAGAATGGTTTCATCAATGACTATGACGTTGGATTCTATGATACTATTTCTATGAAATATATTGGATGGACTAATACAGCCGGTGCAACTGGTAGAACTCCAGAAGGTGATTTAATGAAGATTCCTGGTATGCCTGATACTCCTACTCCTCCACCTGCCCCAGCCACATATCAGCTTACTGTTGTTAATGGTACGGGTTCTGGTAACTATGAAGAAGGCGCTCTTGTATCTATTGTTGCTAATAGTCCAAGTGATAATACTCAAGAGTTTGATAAGTGGGTTATTACTTCTGGTAATGTAACTCTTAATTCTCCAGAAACTTCTGCAACTAATAGCTTTACGATGCCTGCTGAGGCCGTTACTATTACTGCTACCTATAAGAATAAAGACCCTTGGGAAAGCGTGGAACCGCGATGGTTTGTTTATACTAACTTAGCTAAGTTACAAGCTGAAACATCTGCTAATCCAGGCGCAAATGCTTCAAGTTGGGATGATGAGCCTACTGCTGGTATTGAGTTTGTTGTTGCTTTCTCTAAGCCTGGTGTGAGTGGCGTTACTTTCTATCCTTCTGGTACTTCTGGTAAGACATTAAAGAAAATAAATCAAGGAACTCATGATGATCGTTTCTACGTAACGCTTAAATCTAATAGCACAGCTTCCTTTAGTGGTTGTGATATTCAAGGTGTTTATGAAGGACAGACCATTATTCAAAAGTTTCGTGTTCATAGCTTATTCTAAGGAGGAGATTTATAATGCCTGAAACAAGAGCAATGGAGAATACATTGACTGTAATAAATAACCTCCAATATAATCCTATAGAGATTGCAGACTTCTGCATTGTAGAGGTCTATAAGGATGATATTAGCCTAGTAAATGCGCTAGGCTATTTCATCCAACCTCTCGATGGAGTTGGAGATATTAAAGAAACAATAGCAAATAGAGTAAGAGAAAGTGCGCCAAGTGGCTATGCGAATCTTGTAGTCTTGGCTGGTAGAGAGTTTGATACTTTCTCTAGGAGAATAGTATACGCGGTTTGGTACAATGGAGAGACTGTCCCCACATACCCAGCCGCCCCAGAAGTTCATGACTTAGGAGAGCCTGGTGACCCATTCGACTTCTATCAAGATATTGAGGTAATCAATGATAGCGTGCCTACTGACTGTAAAATTACTCTTACTATTGATAGATTGGACTTGCCTGTTGAGTTCTACATTAATGATGATTATTTTAAGATTGATGTATCAAAACAAGTCCCTACGGATGAAAAAATTATTGAGATAGACAAAACTGGAGTTAAGTACAACTCAGTTCCAATAAATACTTACGAGTTTCTGTCCATTCCAAAATTAAAGTCTGCAAAAAACCTAATAAAAGTTAATAGGTTAATGATTCGCAAGGTCAAGGTAGAGTTTATCCATAAGTTCTAATTAAGGAGGAAACCGCACATGGTATTCAAAGTATTTGATAAAGATATGACTTATCTTTTTGGTATCTCTGAATACAAGGACTTGCGAATTACAGAGGAATTAGAGACTGGGTACAAGGTTGCCCAGTTCTCTCTTCCTTACACAATCCTTGTAGTTGAGGAACAAAAGATAGAGATAGATGGCTATATGTATGTTATTAAGGAAGTTAATATGGAAGATTTAGGCTTGTATGATGTCTACTGTAAACCCTATTTCGGCAAGTTAGCTTCTAAGCATATAGATAGCATTACAGGATTTAATATGGCGCTACCTACTATCATGTCAACAATAGTAGAAGAAACTGATTGGACATTTACTGTGGCTCCTGATTTGACCGGTTCTTTCCAACTCAACTTACATAGAAAGAGCGCCATTGAAGCCATTCAAGCTGTAGCTAAGTTATTCCAAGCTGAACTAGAGTTTGATACAAAAAATAAAATTATTCATTGTTATAACAAGAGGCAAAAGAAAGAGGAAGCCATCATATTAGATAATACGAACTTGCTGAAGTGCCAAGTTCAGTCTAACACTTATGACCTCATCACTAGACTAATTCCTATAGGCAAGGACGATACGACCATTGGGCTGGTCAATAATGGCCAATTATGGGTTGAGAATTTTGAATATACTACAGAAATAATTGTTGGTTACTATATTGATAGTAATTGCGAAAATGCCGATGACCTGCTCAAAATAGCTAGTTTAAAGGTTCTTGAGACCGGGCGGCCGCAAACAACTTATAAATTATTCTTAACTGATTTTCCTCTTGATGTAGCGGTCGGAGATAAAGTAAGAGTTATTGATAAGGTCAGAGGATTAGATACGACAAAGAGAGTACAGAAGATTGTTTTATATCCTTCTACTCCAGAAGAAAGTTATATGCAGTTAGGTTCTCTTGAGGTTTCTTTTGACAAGATTTATAAAGATATGAAGAAAGCGCAAGATATTGTTAATGAAGATACTTTAAGAGCTATAACTGAATTAACTAAGAACTACTCATAAGGAGGAATTAGTTATGGAATGGACTGTTGTAACAGCCCTAGTTGTAATAGTGAGCTTATTCTTTACAGTTGGTAAGCCTATCTGGGGCGTACTAAAAGAGTTACAAACTCTCAGAGTACAAACTAACTATCAAGAGAAAGAGATGAATACGGATGCTGAAACCGTTAGAGAATTAGTTAAGTTATCTCAATCTCACGAGAATAGACTAGCCAATCAGGAAAATGATATGGCAGAAATCAGAGCGCAAACTTCTGAGCTATTAAAAGTTACTTTATCTCATGAAGGAAGAATTAGTAGCTTAGAAAGCAAGAGCAAAGATAAGGAGTAAAAGGATTATGAAGGTTCTGGAAAAGATTGGAATGCGGATTGCGGCTCTCATAGACGTTAAGAGCTTGACTACTTTAGCTTTAATGATTGCATTTGTGGTACTATCTATTACGGGTGTAATTGCGGCTGAGCAATTCCTGCAAATCTTCTTAGTAATTATAACTTATTACTTTACTAAGGCACAAGATAAGAATATGGATAAAGATTCAAAGGAATAAAAAAAACGGGACTACAGCTAATTACAACTGTAGTCCCGTTAAGTAATTTTATTAAGTCTCTTCCCCAATATTCAGGATAAGCAATTTTATCCATGCGTATGATAGCTTCTAGGGAGCGGCCGCACTTATCAAGGTCTTCTCTCATTTTATGCGTTCTCTCCCTTAAATCCTTTAGCTTTTGTTGGAGAAGGTCATTTAGTTTGTTATAATGATTATCACTCCTTATCCCATTTCTTAGCTTTAAGCCAAATATAAAGTTCATTAAGAGTCTCTACTCCTGCTTCATCCCACTTTACATCTGCTACTGTTTCTTTGCCGAAAACGTAATCTTTCACATAAGCAAAAGCATCAAACCAGGTATTCTTAATCTTGTCGTACTTGCCTTTAAGTTCAGGGAAGATGCGCCAGAAAGCCATTTCTTGCATTTCTTCTACAGCTCCTCTAACTTCATTATTCATTTCTACTTTTGCTTCATCAAGGATATGAGCATCAATAGCCCAAGCGTTTAGTCTTTCAATATTAGCATTCTTCATAATTAGTTATCTCCTTTAATATATCTTATTACCAGAATTACTTTTCCGTCTGGCTCGGTTATTATCATATCATCAAGAGCAAGATAGTCTATCAGTTCTTCAATTACTTCTTGCTTTTGATTGCGCACTTGTATATAATAGGAACTTTTACTCATGGTCATAATCTCCTTTGTTACACTTTAATACTTTTATCCAAACGTATTCCGGTATAATATATAAATAATATAAAGGAATACGTTTGGATAATTTTCCTTAGAAGTCAAAACCTGAGTTATCTTGCTTTTGTTCTTCTATAATCTTGGTTCCCTCAAGTTGACCACTCCAATATTCCTCGATATAGTCTTCAACTAATCTTATAAGTTCTTCTATAACTTCATTTTGTTGCCAAGCGCAGAACAATATTCTTTTGCACTTATAATATTTACAGTGGTACTTGCCCCAAATAATATTGAAGATGGTCTGACCGCGCTCTTTCTTATCTTTTATATCCTTACATTCTTCTTTTGTTTTGAAGTAGAAGTCCCAATATTCTTGCATCTCTTGTTTCTCTTCATCAGTCTCTACTATTGAGCGAATCCTTTGTCCATCGACATTAACTGTACACCACCATTCATAGTCAGAATCAAAAGCAAAGCAAATGTTCAGTTCATAAAGTTTTTTAATCCATTTTTTTCTTAATGTCTCTTCACTAATTTCAATACCATCATTGTCTTTAAGATATTGAACTCTTTCAGCCCACGGCATACATTGGAAGTCTCCATCAAAAGCCATACGATAGAGGAAGGTGGCAAATGCAAATGGGTCTACTTGTTTGTCAATATCTAATAGTCTTACTAAATATTGAATGCGGGCGTTGCGCTCAGTGGGAACCTTTAAGATAACTACTTCACCACCATATTTGTAGATATAATCTTCTCCCTCGTTAAAACCAAGGTTCGCCATCCTTGTCTTAACCTTTTGCGCAAACTTCTTATCGTTAGGGTCAATCCCCAAGATTGCTGAGATTTCTTTCTTGGAATAGGGCCGTTCCTCAAACAGCTTCCATTCCCTTTCTATTGTTTTCTTTGACATAATTATACCTCCTAGGATTTTTATCCAAACGTGTTCCTCTATATTATAATATATTACAACGGAATACGTTTGGATATTTTATTTAAATTTCTAATATTCGTTCCTTTACAAGTTGAATCGCCTTTTCAACAACAGGAACAAGATTGTGGTTCAATGGGCGGTCGTCTGTAGTAGCCCACTTTAAGATTGAGTTAGCGTTTGATTCGCAATAACTCTGTGTGAATTTGTTGACTGAGATACCGAGTTCTTTAAGTTTCAAAACTCTTTCTCTCAATTCAGGGTAATAACCAGTAAGATTTGGATTTCTGCTTTCCTTAGTCATATAAAAATCTCCTTTTTTAAATTATCGCCTTTTGTCTAAAAGTTTTCCGTTTTTTTGACATAAAATAATAGGGGTCGGCGATTACCCCTACTATTTTATATTTATGTCAAAGAAACAATTTCTATCTTTGTCTACTATATATGAATTTTATAATAGATTACTTAACCACCGTTGTCCAAAAAATTTCAGAAAATTTTTCACCACGGCAATTTAGATTCCATAATATCAAGAGAAGAAGAGATATGGTCGTATCTTTCTTCACTAATCTTAACTCCATACATAAAGTTTCTAAATGAGTTGTATGGAATGTTCATCTGTTCGGCAATTACTTTATAAGTAAGACGGCTACGAGCCTTGTAATCTTTAAGGCGTAACCGCAAACAATCAAATTTATTATCTTCCATAATCATTCTCCTATTGTTTTTATTGAGCTAGATACAAAGTTGTCACTTTACCTTCCAAAAAAAATATAGAGGGAGAAGAAAGAAAACCCTCTATACTTTTTTGAAAGGCTTCAAGTTCGTTTTTAGGAGGTGAACCTGAAATAATTTTGGCTAAAGCTCGTTTATTGAAATACTTGGAAAATGGTCAGTTTGTTAAGTATTATGTTAGATAAACGAATTACAAAAAACTTTAAGTAAAGGAGGCTCAATTCCCTTACACTATATATGAAAATTATACCAATTCATTGATACAATTTTGTCCCAACAATTAAAATTTTTTTTTGAATGGGGAGAGTAGTGTATGGAAGCTACTCTCCTATCTCCAGAAGAACGTATTTTCAGAATGACCGTTGAACTTCATTCTTTATGTAT